AACTAATGACGGGTTATTAATGTTCGAATTAACCCCATCAAAATTAGATCCATCAAAAAAATAAAATACGGCTTACTTACCCCGTAGATCAAAAAAAACTGATCGCATTGGTAAACAAATAAACCAAAACTTTTTTCAATTTTTTTTATCTTTATTTAAAAAAGATACGCACTCTTTTTTATTTTACAGTCTATAAACCTTGCAATTACTAGTTGTTTTTAATTTACACGTTTTACGAGTACAACTTGGGGTTGTAGGGGGGTTTTTGACAGAGGGTGATAACTAGATACCGTTTCATATTTTTTTAAAAAAAGTATTTGACAACACAGAAAATCACCTTAAAATAGACATAGAGGTCTATTCTCAGCTGGTATACTACTGGTATACCTACTAATATACAATTAGTATAGGAACTAGGTTATAACACTAATAATAACCTATATAACACTTATATAGGAACTAGTAGTAGTCTAATAATAGTATATATTAGTATTATTAGTTATAACTTAATCCAATTATTAGTGTCTCGCTTTCTACCTAAAGCGTGTTCCATAAATCTATCTAGCTCGTTTTGTAGTTTTCTTTCTTTAAAATCTTCTACTTGTCTTGTACTGTCTACTGAAAGTTGCTCAATCCAATATGCAACACCTATAGCTAGTGCATCTATTCTGTCTTCATTACGCAAACAACCACGATCTTTAGTGATTCTAGTTAATTGGTAGAACAGTTGGTAGTGGGGATCGTTTGTATCAAAGTCAGCACGAATAAGCTGTGGGCTAACAATTAGTCTGTGTTGGTTAAGTAATGGCTCTAAAGTGTCTATAATTCTTAATTCTTTTTGTTTAGAGTGATTTACTTCTTCAATAGTTACTTGGTAGTATTTATTAATTATTGGTTTTAGTAATTGGGTAAACATACCATCACCAAAATTACTTTCTACAATAACCATATTAACTTCTGCTTGTCTAGCCATCTTAGCTAAATCAATCAGATTAGATTCACTATAACCACCTTTTAAACCTTTACAAGTATGTACAAACAAATTACCATTTAATTGTTTTATAATAGCAACACCTAGTTCATCACTACCTCTACCACTAGGGTCTATAGCCATAACAGAACCTTTATAAGCATCAAACTCTGTTGATATAAACATAGGTTTGTGGTATTTGTCTCCTGTAAATCCGACACTTGGTAGGTCTTCACAAACATACTCTTGTGATCCTGCCCAAGCTATTTGTACTGGTGCAATCTTATTGTCTATATCCATAACCACTAAATCTGATAATTTAAGTGGAAATCTATCTTTGTCAGATAAAGTAGTATCTAACATAAACTGTAAGGAGAAACCAGAACGACCATAAGAAGCTTCTCTTTCCTTTAGGTCTATATCAGTAAATCTTTTTGGGTCTACAGGCTCACCACTAGCTAGATTACTGTTAACTACAAATGGTGCTAATCGTTCACCATATTTAACAAGTTTACTAGTTTCTGGCATACGGGCAGTCCATATGCGAACTTCATATCCTCTAGTTGGTAAATCATTATACAAACTCATATCTGATTGAGGTGTACCTAAGAATATGATCTTACCATTAGGAGATAATACTGCTTCAAACTCTTTTACACTATCCGATAACTTATCTCTCATTGTTTGTGTTAATGAGTTGTTTAAACTCTCACAGTCATCTGAAATAATATAATCTGCTCTTGATCCAGTTATCTGTCCAGTTATACCAACTGATTTAACACTTGGTGCGTGAGATGCTTTAGCTAAAGCTACATCAAAGGAGACATTACTACCTCTTTGGTCAGCTTTAGGTGTAAGGTGTTTTAATATTTCCATTTCACTAATTAATCTTTTAGTGAACGTACTAAAGTCATCTGCTCTGTTTTTAGAAGCAGAAACAACCAAAAATTTTAAATTAGGATCACGCAACAAGTTCCAACACACAAAGGCACTACATATCCAAGATTTACCAGCACCTCTAAAAGCTTGTATTACACATCTGCGAGGAGCAGTTTGTAAATAATTAGCTATATCGTATTGTACTGGTGTAGGCTCGATATTTAAGTGTTTCCATACTAAATATAAGAAATTCCTAAAATCACGTGTTATATCGTTCATAAATAGCCTTTATTTCTTGTTTAAACGCACGTATATGCGTTTTTTAGTTTACTTCCTTATCTAGCACTATGTCCTGTAAATCTGACAATTTAAAGGGTAATTCTTCGGCTAATTTACCTATTGTATTTCCAGATTTAGGTATGCAGTCTATATTGTTATCTTTTAAGAATTGACGGGCTACATTTAGATCCGCACTTTTGACTTCTGGGTCTCTTATCTTATCTAGTAATGTTTTAGCTAATAGTTCGTGTAAATCCTCTAATGTTTTTATTTTTTCTGACATATTAATATATTTAGTTATATTTGTTTGCTACGCACTCCATAGATAAAACTTTAGCAAGTTTAACATTTGGTTCGTAAGAAAATTGTCTTTCTATAGACAAAGTAATTTCATTGTAATTTTTTTGTACAAATTCTTCACAAGATTTTTTAGTATCAAAAAAAAGACTTGGATTATGAAATGGTATTATTTCGTAATATGTACCCATTATTATACCTAACCAAATTACTGCTGAGTACATTTAATTAATAATCCACTTTTTCGGGATTACTAAAATTTCTCCAAACTCAATAGTCCCGTCTTCTTCTAATGAATAAGTAGAAAAAGTTTTTATGTAATGTTTAGTTTCTTCGAATACCCAACCGCTAGTAATACATTTAGCTGGTTTTAATTCTTTTAGTTCGTCTTTTGTAGACCAACCAGTTTTAGATTTAGCATCTAACCAATGTAATTCTGATTTAAGTTTTTTGTATGGAAAATAGTGTAATGAACTTATATTTTTTTTATCAAGTTTTTTAATCTTTGTAATCTTTTGTTTTGTTCCTTTTTCCATAAAAATTTAGTCAAATATGTATTTAATTTAGTTAGATATTTTGTTATCATTTTTCTTCTGTATTTTTGTATTCGTAGTCATATTGACCAATTTCTTCCTCAGCAGTTGTCCACTTAGGTTGATCTTCTACACTCCAAACATTAGTATTTACAAGTCTTTTAATTAATGGTGGGTCATTCCAATTAGTACCCATATTAGAATCAAATACTCTTATTCTATTATTGGGCTGTATAGCAAAATTACCATTGTCCATTTGTATAACGTGACCGCACTTATGTTGATCTGGTTTAGAGGCGTAACCAAAATCAAGTTCGTTAAAATCTCCTTCACTCCAATCTAAAGTAAATAAGTATTTACCTAATTGTTCTTTTTTATCTCTTTGTAAAAATTTAATTTTACTTCCTGATAATTGATGAAAAGTTGTAACTGCAATATTATATGAGAAACTATCCCATAAACATAATTCTGATAATGGTTGTTCTGGTATTCCTTCTTCTTGACAAAAGGCAGATATAGGTGATCTCCACCAAACCCCACCATCTTCCATTACAAAATTAAATAGTGGTACTTGTTTTGGTATACTTGTTACTCCAAAGACAACACACCAAAAATACTTATCGTGAGAATCTCTTTGATCTCTTAAATAATTTCCACGTACATAGCATTCAATTAATGGTATGTTTGCATTTAGATACATTTAATTTATTACATTTACAATTATTTAATAATGTGCATATACCTATTCTTAATTTATATATACAATTTTTTATTATAATCATTTTCTAAATCTATCCATAATATTCAAACCAAAGCTACCACAATATACAACTAGTACAGCATATAATAATTCCGAGGGTGCTGATTTAATTATCTCAAAACCTTTCATCATATAGGGCTGTAATGCTGGTATAAAACACACAGCTATTCCAACAGTAGTAAAAATAGTAAGCCATTCATCTTTCCAAGATTTTTCGGAAGCCTCTACTTGTGCAACTTGTATTGCCTTAGCGGCTTCTATTTCTGCTACTCGTTCAATCTTTTTTAATTCAAGATAATGTTTTACTTCTCCAATAGTCTTATCAACTACTAAAGATGTAAGGGGGTTTTTGATTAAGCCAATTAAAAAATTAAACATATATTATCTTCTTTGTGTTCTGTATTTACCTCTATTTAGTTTCTTAGAAGTTACTCTTAAATTATCTGGAGAATTGTTCCGTGGATTACTGTCTTTATGGTCTATATCTTTACCATCTCCTTTAGCGACAATACCACGTGCCATAAAATTTCTTCTTGCTCTGTTTCTAGATGCTCTATCTAATTTAGATTCTAGTGAAGATTGATATTTTTGATATTCTAATCTATAATTTCTACGAGCCATTTTTACCTAAAATATATTGCCAGATTGTAAATATTGTACCTAACATAGCGGCGATTCCTATTAAAACTTTTAATCCACCTTTTGACATAGCAATTTGTTGTTTTAATTCTATAATATCCTCACCGTGTTTAGTAATATCAACGTGTATATTTTCTATTTTACTATTCATATCTTTTAATATATGAATTAATAAATTACTATTAATCTGACTTTTTCTACTGGATATTTTTCTTTTTTTAGTTTTCATATTAATTTGGAATAGTCGGTTGTATCTAAACAAGTAACAACCGACTACTTAATATTTAACTAGTCGTTGTCTTCATCTTCAAAATCAGAATTGTAATCATCATCTGAGATGTCGTCTTGATCGTCTACTTTGTTTTTTAACTCTGCCAGTTTGTCTTCAATTTCCTCAATTAAATCCATAACCGACACTTCTTTTTTCTTTTTTCCCATAGTAGTCGCCTTTGGTTGTTAGTTATTTACTTTTTGTTATTTTGAAAAAATACTTCCACAGACTTAGAAAAGTCTTTAAAAGCATCTGCCCAAAATTTCTGAATCTGTCCTATATAATTTTCTGAAGCTTTTTTAATTTCTTCATAAGACGGTATTTCAAACTTTGTAAACATTTATTCTCCTGTATTGTTATTATTTTGGAAAACCAGCTTTCATATTTGCATATGCTTTAGCTGATATTGTAGATTTAGATTTAGGTCTAGATATACCTAATCTCTTTCTGCGATTTATATTCGCATAAAGTCCTTTTCTTTTCATAAGTTTTTTTTAGTTAAGATTTTTTATGTCTATTAGCAAAATTTCTAGCTGCTTCTTTTGAAGCAAACCCCCAAGCACGAAGTGCTAATTTCAAACGTGTTGGTCGTCCTTTATCGTCAGTTAAAGAACCTCTCATACCTGCAAACCTAGCAGCAAAAGAAATTCTACGTGGATTTATACCAGACTTAACTGGAGATTTCAAATTAGAGCCGTCTTTTCTATTAAAGTAAGCTCGTCCTTTAGCGTTAAGTCCTCCACTAGGGTTTTGATATACTTTTTTTACCATATTTTATTTGTTTTTTTGACGTTAGAAAAGACTTATGGTCTTTTTTATTAAGGTACTAAACCCCAAGATTGTTTTTGTTCATTCCAAAAATAATTATTACTATTATCTGGTTGAGGTATTGGTGCGTTCCAACGACAAGTAGTTTCGTTTAATGTCCAAGATAAAAAAGGTTTAGGTGCAATAAAAGCATCTTTTTGTTCGTCATAGTGATAACCAATTCCTGCATAATTTTTTCTAAATTTTCCATTATAAGAAGTTTGTTTCCAAACATCTCTTGTATTGTAAAGTTTATTTAAAAAATCTACACCAAGTTTTTCTTGTTCAATTCCTTGTTCATCTGTGATTACAGAATTATTAACTACAATTACTTGTTCAACTATATTTCCTATTCCTAATTTTGCAAAATGTGCCATATTTTTTTTATCCTGTGTAGCTCCCACTTCCGTTAAATATTAAAACTGTATCACTACCAACTGGTGATACTGTTGGCGAACCAGTTGTAGTTCCTGAATAACTTGCAGTTGGCATACGAAGTATAACAACTCCTGAGCCACCTGATATATTTCCAGCAGGACTAAAACCGCCTCCTGCTCCACCGCCTTTATTAGCTGGTGCGGCTTGCATTGCACCACCACCGCCAAAAGCTGAACCTGAACTATTATAAGAGCCATTATTAGCCACTCCGTTTCCTCCCCCAGCTCTTTGAACTGCCGAACCTGTTATAGAGGAACTTAATCCAGCTCCGCCATCTCCTGCATTACCTGATGCGTCCTGTCCGTTCGCACCAGCTCCGCCACCTCCGCCTCCTCGTGTAAAAGCAACTATACCATCAACACCAATACCACCATCAAAACCTTGACCAGCAGTCCCAAATCCTACTATTGAATTATAATTAGCTCCGTAAGAAGAACCGCACCCACTTCCGCCATCTCTAGCTTTAACAGGAGTACTGCCATACACAGCAGAATTACTTGCTCCGCCACCTCCGCCTAAAGAGGTTATTGTAGTAATATTTGAACCAGAAATAGAACTATCATTACCATTACCATTTGCACTAGTTCCACCTGCTGTTTGAATACCGCCTCCACCAACTGTAATTGTATAAACTATTCCTTGTTGAAAAGTTAAAGGTGTTTCTGTTGCTGAATTTCTTCCTGAAGTTTCTGATGCGTATGAATTTCTATATCCTCCTGCACCACCTCCGCCAAAACTCATTGAAGAACCACCACCTGCTAAAACTAAATAAGAAGAAGAATATGCAACAACAACAACTATTGAAAATTGTCTATCAGCAGTTTTAGAATTTGCTGTTGCTCTTATAGTAAATGTTTTAGTTCCTGCTGAATTTGGAGTTCCACTAATAGCTCCTGTAGAGGAATTTATAGTAAGTCCATTAGTTGCTAAAACTGTACCGCCTGTTTCAGCATAACTTATCGTATCGCCGTCTGGGTCTGTAGCTGTTACAGTTGCGTGAGTTCCTGTTGATTGAGTATTTATAGTTGCAATAGTTCCACTAGCAGTAACCCAACTCAAAGTATTATCTATATAAATTTGGTCATTTAAAATTCCTGATAAACCAGAAGTATTTATAACTCTAACATCATAAGGTTCTTTAGCATTATTAAATAAATTTTTAGCAACAACAGCAGTAATAGAAGTTGAGGAATTAAAAGTTGTAGTTGATGGTGTTACTTCTGTATTATCATTAGCTATAAATTTAACTGAAATACCAGACTGAAAGTTTGTTCCTGTAATTGTAAATGTTTCATTACCACCAGCTAAATTAGCAACTTCTAAAGGCGATACTGCTGTAACTGTTGGTGGAGTATCTATAACCTTAAATTCTGTACCTGTATAATATTCAGCTAGACCTGTTTGAGAATTAAATCTAATTTGACCAGCAGTAGAACCTCGTTGAGCAGTAGTTCCTGTTGCAACTTTAGTACCTGCTGTACCTGTGTCTGATATATTTTCAAAAGATACACCTAGATTACTATTAGG